AATGCTGCTGTTGAAATAGCCATAGCGGCTACTGTTGTAATAAATACATTACGCATATTTTAGTTCCTTTTTTAATATGTATACATAGTAAGGGGCAAGTTCGATGCTTGCCCCTTCACTATAGTAGTTATAACATCTACTTGCGTTTTGTCGATCGTTTCGAACGCTTTTTGGGTGTTTCTACTATAATCTTATCAAAGTTGTTGCGTTTGAGCAACGGTAGTAGTGCTGTTTCTGCTTGTCTGTCATTCCACTTGAATTGTGTCTTGGCTTCTTTAAGCATATCCTCTACGGCATCATGTCGTGCTATAATGCCGTAGAGCATTTTATCTATCTCTAACCAATTCATGAACTTGCAGTAGATCCACCAGGAGAAAATCTACCATCTTTAGGACGATACCAGACCTTTTGATTGTGTATGCGGCCTAGTAGCTCTCTTATTTCTTTGATTTCGTCATTAAGTTCGTCTGTGTAAGGTCCTTCTGGATCAAGCATTACAGTTCTTGCTCGTCTTGACAACTTTCCTTGTAGTGCATGTTCAATAAGTTCAATGTCTCTAACAGTCATATGGAAGTTATTGTTTGGTTTCATAGTGTGTCCTTTGTGTTAAGATATCAACATAAAGATAGTTCCAACAAACATTAAAATACCCACTAGTGGTAATGTAATGCGCTGAAGTCTAAGATATTTTTTGTTACTTATCATTTTTGTGTGTTCCTTACAGTTTCAGAGTGGTGCGTTTTGTATCTCACTATTTGTAACCCGATGTTCTAACCCTAGTTTTATAGGCACAACCTCTTACCCAGCCAGTCTAACTATGTTAAACCTTTTTACCGTCTGTAAGTGGGGAGCATTCTGTTGCCCGGGGCTCCCCTAACCGCGAACTTGCCCTTAGGCTGCTTCTAGGACTTCAAAGTCAAAGAAAAGTTCAGGTTTGAAATTTGCGTTTGCAATTATCATTTTCGTTCGCGGTAACGGCGCTTACATCCCGGTAACTCCACTCTTCTATCCTGCCTGTCGATCCTATTTCGACCCCATCAAAAGGATTCTACTTTACCACATTTTTGGCATTTGCGTCTAATACGGTTTGTTTTCGTATATGCGTTTACGGTTTTAAACCATTCCCAAGTGTGTTTATGCCAAAACATAATAAAATCCTTTTGGTGGAGTCGCCGGGTACCGCCCCCGGGTCCAGTTCAGTCGTCAAATCGCTTCAACATTACAAGTATATTTATACACTGGTATTAAGTGTTTGTCAAGAGTTTTTTTTAACAACTCCATCAAACCCGTTCCTTCCTGTCACAGACCTGACACTGCCGCCATTTGTCTGTTATTAATTCGGTAAATCCAAGAGTGATTATAGCAAAGAAAGTTCTTTCAACGCTATCTACCTTTTGACCTCTCACTGGACCATCCTTGAAGATGTCATGGCGTGTATCTTTCCAGCATCGCTTGCAGTATCTGATTTCAGTTTTTGCCATTGTCATAAGCCTTTACATTTTTACAACACCAATATAACACATTACATATGGATGTCAAGTTCTTTTTCTGTTTACTACTGGTTTCATTATGAGTAATGTACCAAGTTAACCAGTCGCCATGGTTTAGCAGCAAGCCATTCATATTGATCTGGATACAGTGTTTTAAACTTTGCCATGTAATCCTCTCGCATACCGTCAAGAATAGTTTGATCAATCTCTACTTCGTTTGAGTTATACATTTCATCCCAGCGTGAATCACCTGAGTCATACAGACGTTCGCCAAAAATCATATACTCGCCGCTCATGCCGTCACAGAGAATATTAGCATCATCAGCAGGATCAATATCTATATCCCAGAAGTCTTCCATTCTGTCACTAACAGCTTCATTCCACTCAGTGCGAACACCCCAGTACGAATATACGTGAACATTAATACCCATTAGAACGTGTGCCTTTACATTGTTACAACACTAATATAACTTACCATTTGGGCATTGTCAAGATCTTTTTTTGACTGCGAACAGCATCCATAAGTCTTACCAGTTGCTTGGAGGTGTCATATGGATAGTTGCTACCGTTCTTTGTTTTCCATTGTGTGCTGTTGTTGCACTGCTTTGAGAATTCTTTGTGTAGTAGTTGGTCTAAATAATCTAAATCTGTTTCGCTAAGTTGCGCTATCTTCGAGGTTACCATATCTTTGCTCCCATGCGGTTTCGAATCCGTCTTTACGATATTGCGACTCGTGGTTTCCCCATAGGCGCTTGAAATAACTGTTTTCCATTGATTTTACTTGTTGTTCATCTCTGGCCCACTCTTGCGGGATAAGATGTCCTTTGACCATCCAGTGTAACTCGTTGGCCCATTTAAACTCTTTTGCTGTCATATTGTATTTACTTGTTTACAAAATGTTGACGTTAACATAATTCTTTTTGTATATATTTTTCAAGCTCTTGTTGAGTCAACTCAGTACCTAATGTGTAGTAAATCAACTCTTCTGCTGCATCTCCATACACTACATCTACTACATAGTTATTTTTGTCACAGAACTCAGCAACCTTTATTACATCATTGTGTTGTATATTATCTACTGCACATTTTGCAGTATCTTCACATACACTAATGGTTGCACAACCAATATTAAATACCATCATCTGAATCTAGAGCCACTTCTAATATTTCATTAAGGGTAAGATGTTTCATTTTATCATCTAGCACAACTTCTTTCATGTCAAGATCGTCGTCAGACGGCTCGTTGTTGCCAAGATATATCATAATATCATTTATTGTGATAGTATCATCTATCTGTGCAGCCGTCCATATTTGACTCATAATCAAACAGTTCTGAATGCTGTTGCGATCTTTTATTTCGTTCTTTACTAGGAATTCAATGGCATTTTGCTTTGCTTGCACATACAAGGAAACTTTGTCAGCAATATTATGTAGGTATTGTTTTTCGCTCATGTTTTTAACTTTTGATCTTGTATTTCTTTTCGACGCTCTGTTATTAATGTTTTTAAATCATTGAGAGCTTGTCGAGCACGAACAGCACTTACTTTCACACCTTCTTGTTCAAACTTCTCTGATTCCTTAACATAAGTTGCAAAGGCAACTTTCATTGCGTCATGTATTTCACTCAACTCAGTCACCTACAATGTGTCCATAAAGCTCTTTCCAGTCAACAACTTTCTTCATACCATCTGGTACAACTTCGTGCATGTTCCAACCGTGTTCGATCAAGATAGGACGCATACCTACTGCTTGGCCTGCAACTGCATTTGAAAACTTGTCTTCAATCCAATAATAACCAGTGTCACGATATTTTTCAAGTGCTTCCTCTTTGTCTGCACCTGTATCCAAACACTCTAGTACTGGAAACGCTGTTGGCCCAAACAACTTGTCCAAGTTCATTTGACGTAGCTTTTTAGCATTAGGATCAAGGCTCATACTTGTAATACAATGAAACACATAACCATGCTCTTCGTGTAGTCGTTTGACATAATAACGTGCATCACGTAGTGCTGGCAGGAATGCCATTGCTGCACTTTCGTTAAAGATTACAACTTGCTTGATAGCCTCTTCTAATGTAATACCAAATCGTTTACCAATATTGTATTCTTTGTTGCCATCTTCGATTTCAGTATAACCATGTTGTGTCATCCAAGCGCAGAAAGCATACTCCCAGTTGAGTAGTACGCCATCGCAGTCTGTTACAATAATCTTTTCCATAAGTGCCTCTTTCTATTTGCCTTTGTTATGTTTTATATTAACACAAGGTAAACAGACTGTCAAGTCCTAATCATATTAGTTGGCAAAAACGTTAGAACTACCGGAGGTTATTTGGTGTGTTTGAGAGGTGCCGTCACCATCATAATGATCACCTATTCGACCTATTGGTTTGCCATTGGCATAAACATTTGGAGAATAAGTATCCAGTGGCGGCGAATGATTTACAGGACTTGCTGTACAAGGATCTCCGTGCGGATGACTTTTCATAACATCGTCTTTTCTAACAACACCTATGCCATTAGCAAATACATTCCCGCTGCCGGCATTACTAGATTGTGTAGTATCTACATTCCAGTTCCACGCAACAGGTACAGTTACCGGAGGATCTCCTCTAGTTACTGTTCGACAAACCGATCCTCTAACACCATCGGTACATGCTACCGAACTACTACCATCTTTCCAAGCTACTCCTGGCATCTATACTCCTAAGCTACTGCTAATCCTGTTGTTGCTTGTACATACTGACTGGCCATATCTTTTTCTGTCTTGTGTACAAATACTATTGCACTTTTATTTAGTTTAATGGTGCTGGCAGGATCTACTGTAAACACCCAAGGACCTAGTCCAATGCCTTGCTGAGTTGCTTGTAGTGCCAACGGCTTGGTTATTTTAATATGGTTACCATCTTCTTCTACAAATCTACCTACAATCTCTTCGCCTGCTGTAGTTCTAATAGTTACTGTATCTGTTGCTTTATATGGTGCTTCGATAATCATAATGTGTGTCCTGTTCCGTTATAACCTGTTTCTTCTAAATACTGTGGAAACTTATCCCAACCGCCAATGTTATTGCCGCCTATTTTGATTTGCGGAAAGGTGCGGGCGCCAGGAAACATTTCCAGCACTTCTTCACGTGTAAAATCTACACCGAGTTGATAGTATTTAAAGTTGTATTGTCGTTGTTCGCACAATGCCTTTGCCCTATCGCAAAACGGGCATTGTGCTTTACCGTAAATCTCAATCATAAACTAAATCCTTTGAAGGTATCTGTGCTTACATCTTGTTTTGTGCCACCTGATACATAACTTGTAATCTCTGTTTCTTGTGGAGCCACTTGCACATCAGCACCTGAGATCCATTTCTGTGTCCATGGTAGAGGATTGCTTTTTACACTGTATGGTGACTTTAGATTAACATTGGTCATTCTGCGTGTGCAAATCCATTCAATGTAATCACTCAGTAGTGCTGTGTTAAGTCCAATCATTGATCCGTCTTTGAACAAATACTCTGCCCAGGCTTTTTCTTGATCAACTGCATCAACAAACATATCAATACATTCTTGTTCTGTTTCTTTTGCAATCTGTTCAAACACAGGATCATCTGTTTTAAGAATCTTCAACAACATTTGTGTACTTGCTAGGTGCAAGTTCTCGTCACGTGCAATCAACTTAATGATCTTGGCATTGCCTTCCATTTGTTTCATTTCAGCAAACGCCCAACTACATGCAAAACTCACATAGAAACGAACACCTTCGAGAATGTTAACACTCATTAGTGTAAGCCATAGTAGTTTCTTTAGTTCATAAAGATCAACGTTAATAGTCTTACCGTTAACTTTATGCTTGCCTTCGCCTAACAAGTTGTACCAACTGCTCATCTCAATCAAGTCGTCGTAATACTTTGAAATATCTCCAGCACAATCTACAATCTCATCAATGTCCATCATCTCGTCAAAGATTTTACTTGGGTTGCTGTATACGTTGCGAATAATATGTGTGTAGCTACGTGAGTGAATAGTCTCTGAGAATGTCCATGTTTGGATCCAGTTTTCAATCTCTGGCAAACTTACAATAGGAGCAAATGCTTCTACTGGAGCACGACCTTGTACACTGTCTAGTAGGATCTGACGCTTGAGGTTACTAGTAAAGATATGACGTTCGTGATCACTGAGCGCTTTAAAGTCTTTAGCATCTTGATAGATATCAACTTCTTCAGGACGCCAAAAGAATCCAAGCTGTTTATCAGTTAGACTGTCAAAACTTTTATACTTCAGCGTATCATAACGCTGAATAGTTGGACCACCTGTTGGATCTAAAAATGCAGTGACCTTAGTGTGGTCTGCTTTGTTTGCTGTATTAAAAACGCTCATGTGTGTGTTCCTTAATGGTTGTTTCTCTGTGTTTGTAGCATACTATTACAAGCATGTCAAGTTTTATATTGTGCAACTTTCGCAATCATCTTCGTCGATTGTTGCTTGCTCTAGTTCTGGCAAAGCCTGGGCGCCCATTAGTTTGGTAATATCAAGTTCTCCTTGGCCGTCATTGGTATTAAAATAATACAACTGTTTGCCACCATACTTGTAGAACATCAACATGTGTTGTAGCATTGTACTCATTGGAATCTTTTCGTCATCAAAGAAGATTGGATTGTAACTTGTGTTAATACTAATGCCTTGATCAATATACTTCTGTAGTACAGCCATGATCTTTAAGTAACCTTCTGGCGACTGTTGATCCCATAACAAGTCGTACTTGTTTTTCAAACGCTTATACTCAGGTACAACTTGTTTTAGAACACCGTGCTTTGATTGCTTAACACTAATCAAACTGCGAGGTGGTTCAATACCGTTTGTAGCATTGGCAATCTGCGCACTTGTTTCACTTGGCATAAGTGCCATCAATGTGCTGTTACGAATGCCTGTGTCTTTTAGCTGTGCTCTAAGTGTATCCCAATCCATACGCTCAACATGTGGAATCAACTCGTCTAGGTCTTTTTTGTATGTTTGGTTAGGTGTAATACCGTGTCCATACTTTGTTTCCATGTTACCACTTGGTGCACCTAGCTCTGTTGCAAGATCTGCACTTGCTTTGATTAAGTAGTAACTCCATGCTTCTGCCCATTCGTCTACAAGTGCAAGTCCATCTGCATCGATGTTTTGATATGTTAAGTCGTGCTTGGCCAACCAGTATGCAAAGTTAATAATGCCAACACCTAAAGGACGGCGTTTCTCTGTAGATAGCTGTGCTGCTAGGATAGGATAGTTCTGATAGCTTAGTAGTGCATCTAGTCCACGTACTGCTAAACGACACACACGCTCAAAGTCTGCTGGAGTTTTGATATTGCCCCAGTTGATTGCGCTGAGTGTGCATAGACTAATCTCGCCTTCGGGGTCATTTAGATCCTTTAGTGGTTTTGTTGGTAAGTCAATCTCTGCGCACAAGTTTGATTGTCTAATGGGTGCAAGCTCTGGAAGGAAGCTGCCGTGATCGTTTGCATTGTCTACGTTCTGCAAATAGATACGACCAGTGTTCTTGCGCTCTTCCATGAACGCACTAAACAAGTCACTAGCTTTAACTGTTTTCTTGCGTAGTCTTGTGTTACGTTCTGCTGTTTCATACAGTTCGCGGAACTTGTCTTGGTCTGCAAAGAACGCTTCGTACAGCCCTGGCACATCTGCAGGCGAGAAAAGAGTTATATCGCCGCCTGTGATAAGTCTTTCATACATTAACTTATTAAACTGCACACCGTAGTCCATGTGGCGCACACGGTTCTCTTCTGTGCCTTTGTTATTCTTTAACACCAACATGTCTTCTACTTCATAATGCCATACTGGATAGTAGATAGTTGCTGCTCCGCCACGTACACCGCCTTGGCTACATGACTTTACTGCTGATTGAAAATGCTTATAGAAAGGAATGATTCCTGTGTGATACGCATCGCCTTTACGTATAGGTGATCCAATAGCACGAATGCTGCCTCCACCAATACCAATACCTGCTTTTTGACTTACATACTTGACCACACTAGCGGCAGTAGCATTAATACTATCCAAACTGTCGTCAGTTTCAATAAGAACGCAACTACTGAATTGGCGTTGTGGAGTTCGTACCCCAGCCATAACAGGAGTAGGCAAACTAATATCGTGTAAACTAATGGCATCGTAATATTCCTTTACCCATTGTAATCTTGTGGCTTCAGGATAATCTTGAAACAAACTCGCTGCAATAAGAATGTAGCACATTTGCGGTGTTTCAAATATTTCACCACTTACTCTATTTTGTACTAGATATTTACCACGTAGTTGTTCCATAGCAACATAGGTTAGATTTTCATCACGCTCATGTTTGATAAACGTGTTAATCTTATTCCATTCTTCTTCACTGTATTTTGTAACAAGCTCTGGGTCATAAAACCCGTTTTTGGTATTACGATCAACTAACTCTTTAACATGACATGGCTCAAATCCATTATATACTTCTTTGCGTAATGCATAGTTAACAAGTCTGCCACCAACATACTGATAGTTAGGAGTTTCTTCACTGATAAGATCTGCTGCTGCCTTGATAAGTGTTTCTTGGATTTCTTTACTGGTTATACCATTATAAAACTGAATCTGACTCTTAAGTTCTACTTCGCTTGGACTGACTCCTGTAATATTTTCACATGCATAAAACACAACCTTGTGTAGCTTTTCAATATCGAGAGTCTCTTTGCGCCCGTCACGTTTAGTAACTTGAATCATTATCTTTTTCCTTTTTGTCTATTTGGTATTTAGTAATACGATGGTAGTGTGGCGTGCTGCATTTGACATTTTAATGTTGGCAAATCCATTGCGGCAATACTCTTATTATAATAATACCCTATTGTTAGGTTGTCAACGAAAAGAAGGTATCTTAACACACTTTCTTTTTCGTCTAGTGTAATATGTATCTCAAAACAACTGTTAGAAAAACGATCAGTTAACTGTAAAGTGTAGTATATTGCTAATATTTTTGTAAAATCGCAATAACGATTTTCTTCAATCATTTCCCAAGGAGTGGGCCAAGTTTCTTTGTTATACGGATCTGAGGCGATGCTACTCAACGGTGCATTGTTCCAAAACTCAATCGTATCTTCAAATGGAGAATTACTTTCTTCCAGAGTTAAACGAAAGTCTCGCCACATCTTTAAACGGTCTACATAAGTTTTATCAAACATCAATTTATATATTTGATTGTGAACTCTAGTTCGTCTGTTTCTGGACTTAGGTTATCCAACATTTCGTTTACAACATCTAAGTGTATTTCTGTTGCGCCATTTTGAAATGCATTACCTTTTACACTAAAGACTAACTTTCCTACTTTACTTGGATTACCAGTAAAAATATGATCATCTGTTATTGAAATCTCTGCGTTATCTCTGTTGTAGATTACGGTTATTGTTCCATTTTGCATTATTGGGCCGACGTTATCTTCAGCACGATATGTGTATTCTAATGCAATAACACCTCTTTGTTGATCAGATGGTAGTCTAATCAAAGTCTCAGCTATTAGTTTTACACCAATACTAGTTCTTACTGGTTGTGATATTTCAACACGTTTTGAGCCATTTATTTCTGGAAAATAATCTTGACTAAAATAAAGCGGATCAACTGTTAGTTCGGCAGTACGTTGAAAGTAATCGTTTATACTTTTATTATTATCCATATCAATGTGGCCCGCATCGCCTATGCCGGTTGAAGTTGCAGTACGATAAAACTCAATCACTGGTTCTACAACTACACTACTGCCGCCATCACGTCCTACATTTAGATATGTATTATTTTGACTAATGTTAAAGTTACCTGTGCGTACATACAAACCTTGCTTGTCAACAAGATCAAAAACATAATCTTGGATAACAGTGTATTGACTACCTAAAGTTTTGCCAACTGGAGGTATTGAAGTAGGATCTGCTCCTAATACAAATCCTAGTCCACAAGTATTAATATTTCCTGTTTTAAACTTGTTGTTGTTGATATCATATTCACTGTATACTGCGCAGGCAAACCCACTAATAAATATATTTTCAAATATATTATAATCCGAAGTTGCTGTTGCTACACTACCATTAGAAACTACAACTCCAACTAGGTTTGATGTAGGTATACCTTCGCTGGTTATGCCATCGCCTGTGGTCCAACCTGCTGAAAGTTTAATGTCTGAGAACTTACTGTTTTGACAGTTTTCAAGATACAATGCACCGCCATTACTGTTGTGGAATATTGTCATGCCTTTTATGTTTACAAAACGAGCCATGTTGTCTGATGTTGTTGTACTTGCATCAGCATAGGTACCAGGAATACTTGTTTCGTTTACTGTACGGAAAATGTTTTCGGGTGGGTTTGCACCAGAACTATTGAAAAATGTTTTGTCGATGCCGTCGCCTACAATGTTTGCGTAAGGTGGTATTTTCAACCCTGGCGAACTGATGAGATATTCGCCTGCTGGAATATAAAGTGTTACACGACTCCTGTACAAGCCCTTAGTTGCACTGTTGATAAACAACTGGTCAATAGCACGTTGTAGTTTTTCTGTTTGGTCTGTTCCATCGCCCATTGCTCCAAAGTCTCTAACACTTACACGGTCATCTAACTTTGCTTGTAGAGTACGTTCTACTGGAGATGCTAACGCAACACCTGTTTGTATTTCGTCTCTTTTGTATGCATATTGGCCTGCTAGACTCAATAGGTTATCAGCTTCTGTTAGTAGTTTAGTGTTACCAACTGCTGGTGCGCCTTCACTTACTGCGCCATTACCAATGTAAACTTCTTGTGTATCAATTGCCCAACCTATTTCGCCGGAAGCAAGTTGTGGTATTCCACTCCCTTGATTCTTTCTACCTCGGCGGTGTTGGATTCTTGAAATCTGTACAATAGCCATGCTATACTCCTAATGCGTTATTAGTAGTATTTAGCCATTCTTTTCGTAATACTGGCGACACCTGTTCCACCATTCTTGTTCCCACTCTGCAAACTCATCTGGCCATAAATCAAACTGTTGATACTCTAAGCCTCGACTGCACATAAAGATGTGTCCTTCACGTATGTCAGTGCCGTGTACTTCGTTGTGTCCTAGTGCATATGCTGTAAGTTGTAGATAGTAGTCTTCTACCCATTCAGGCTTCTTAGGCTTGTTGGTTTGTTTAAAATCCATGATACAAGGATTGCCTTTGTATTGTCCAACTAGGTCAGTAGTACCAGCATAGATACCTGGAACATAGAGCGGAACTTCACTACCCCAAATTTCGTCTACATGTACCATTGCTTCGTCACGTACAACGCAAGCCATTTTGTATGCTTGTTGTGCGTATGGATTGCTACCTGCTGACTCTGTCCACACACCA